TGCGTCTATACATCTACGTATATAGATAGATATGACTGCGGATGGGGTGTGTCGCACCTTGCCCGATATCTATTCGCTGATCTTAAACGTCACAGCAACGTCTCCGTATATGTGTACCGGTTAAGGTAGCTTAGATATTAATGGGTAGTGGACCACAGTTTATTTTTCAGCTAAAAATAAATTTAAAATATAAAAATTCAAATATTTTAAAAAAAAAAAAAACGGATTTTCGCTAATATGATACAAAGTGGGAAGAAGGGAAGTACCGTTCTTGTAGTGCAGGGCTTTTAGATTTGGGTTCAACAAGGTGAGTGTTAATTTGGTTAATACTTGGAAAGGTAGTAACATCTAAATCAACAAATTCTTGTAAATAACGCAAATAGTCTGAGCCTATTATATTAGGGGTTGCATTATGTGAAATGCAGAAATTATAAACATCTCTACACACAGAATAGACACGAGGCCATCTATTGCAGTTAGCGTAAG